GAGACGTGTACGACTCCACCGACCCGATCGTCAAGGCGTTCCGGTGGGCGTTCGACGCCGACAACGTGGAGCAAGCCTCGGCGGCTCCCGGCGAGCGGCGCAACACCCGGGGCAAGCAGTAGTGGCGAAGCGGCCGAAGATCCAGATTCCGCCTCGCAAGCCGACCACCGCAATCGCGTACCTCCACGGCACCGAAGTCGCGTCGGCGTTCGCGTACAGCCTCGTCCGTCTGATGATGTACGAGGGTGGGCGAGTCGGCGTGCCGCCGTTCCTGGTGGCGCAACGCTGCCCGTCCGGGCAGTTGGTCGAGAAGCGCAACACCGTCGTATCCCACGTTCTCGACAGCGGTGCCGAGTGGGTGCTGTTCGTTGACACAGACATGGGATTTCCTGCCGACAGCCTCGAGCGGCTGATCGCCGCTGCAGACCCGGTGGAACGCCCCTTCGTCGGAGGGTTGTGCTTCGGCCAGTGGGCCGACAACGACCATTACGATGATGCGACCCAGGCAGTTCACACCCGCATGTTCCCCACCATCTACGCGTGGAACGAACGGACAGGCGATGACGGGAAGCCATGCGAAGTTGGGTTCGCTGTCGCGGAGGCGTACCCGCCCGACGAGCTGGTGGAGTGTTCAGCGACCGGCGCGGCGTTCTTCGTCGCGCATCGTTCCGCTTTGGAAGCAATGCGGGACAAGCATGGGCCTCGATGGTTCGACCCGGTGAGACACCCGGCCCCCGAACCGGACGGCACCCTGTTCTCCGAGGATCTGTCGTTCTTCATCCGGGCAGCAGCCACCGGGTTCCCGTGCTGGGTCCACACCGGGGTCAGGACTTCGCACAGCAAGACGGTGTGCTACACCGAGGCGGGTTTCTTCGCCCAGGAGGCCGGCAAGGCGTTCGTTCGCCCTGACGGTTCCCCGAAGATCGACCCGGAGCGGTTCGCGGAGGCGTTGCGTGCCGTCGCTTGAGCTCCGGCCCAACGGCTCCTACTACTGCCCGGACGACCCGGGCGAATGGGGGCCGGCATCCGCCCCGAGGGTCAGCATCACCGACGAGGAAGGCGCATTCCTCGCCTGGGTTGCCCGCGGTCGCAAGGTGCTGGAAATCGGTACTGGTGTCGGGGTGTCTACCCGCTACCTGGCGCAACCCGGGTCGGTGGTGTTGACCCTGGACCCGTCCGAGTGGGTGCGGGAAACGGTATGGCCGACCCTGCCCGAGAACGTGGCGACCTGCACCGACCGGCAGCAAGTCGGGTCGGGGTTCGACGTTGCGTTCATCGACGGCGACCACCACCACTCGGCGTTCATCGAGGACGTGGCGTTCTGCCGGGACCGCATGAACGTCGGCGGCGTGATCGTCGCCCACGACGCCACGCTGCTCGGCCTCGGCCCGCCGTGGATGGTGGTGCTGACCGTTCACGGCCTCGGGCTGCTGTTCGTATGATCCCGACACCTGACGGTGTGCGGTATCTGCACCTCGGGGACGGCGATCCGGTTCCGCGGCCTTTCCACCTCCGGTGGTTGGTGCCGTTCGTCTGCCGTCGTGTCCCGGCCCGCTGGTTCGGGGTCACGGTCGGCGCATGGATGCTCGCCACGGTGTGTGTCGGGCTACTCGCCCCCACATGGCAGACCGGGGTAGCTGCGGCGCTTCTGTTCTGTTGGTTGCCCGGAATCCGGTACGGCTTGCGGGCTCCGATCCTCGTTGACCTGCCCGCACTCGCGTTGGCGCTCGTCGCTGCGGTGTGCGTGAAGCACGGCGAAGTCGAGGTGGCGATTGTCGTGGCGATGCTCGCCGGGGCGTGCAAGGAGTCCGCCCCGGTGTTCGCTGCGGCGTTCGCATGGAACCCGTGGTTGCTCGTCGGCCTGGTCGCACCGGCGATCCGGGCCGTGTGGGTGAAGCCCTGCCCGCCTGCCGATGATCCGCTCAAGAGGTGGCAGACCGCCACCCCGATGGAAGAACACGAATGGATCTTGGCGCACCCTTGGCGCGCCGGGTGGAAGCACCACCAGTCGAAGTGGCTCGACGGCATGTGGATGGTCGCCCCGTGGGGTGCGACCGTCGTGGCCGCAGCCGCGATGGATTGGCAGCTCGCCACGGTCCTCGCCCTCGGTTACGGGCAACTACTCGTCGCGTCGGACACGGTGCGGCTCTACCAGTGGGCTGCGCCGGTCGTGTGTATCGCCGCCGTGTCGGTGGTCCCGGTCGCATGGCTGCCGGTGCTGGTCGTGGCGACCATCTGGAACCCGCTCGCCGGGGATGGAGTGTGACGTGGCAATCATCACGAACACGAACCTCAAGAACTGGCTAGGTATCTCCGACTCCACGGACGACACCACCATCACCTTCGCGGTCAACGCCGCGAACAGCGCCGTGGTCGAATACTGCGGCCGCACGTTCGACAAGACCACCAGCGGTTCCGAAACCGCCCGCGTCTACCGGCCCGAGCACAGCCGGGTCGTCTACACCGACGACTTCTGGCAGACCACCAACCTCGTCGTCAAGGCCGACGACACCGACGACGGCACGTTCCCTACCACCTGGACGATCAACACCGACTTCGTGGTGGAACCCCTCAACGGGCTCATCAACGGCCGGCACACCCCCTACTACCGCGTCCAGGCTGTCGGAACCCGATGCTTCCCGATGCTCGAGCGGCCTTCCGTCCAGGTGACTGCAACGTGGGGGTGGACAGCCGTGCCTGCCCCGGTGACCGAAGCGGCGCTCATCAAGGGCGCGCGGCTGTTCAAGCGGAAGAACTCGCCGGAAGGTGTCCTTGGCGGCTGGGCCGAGTTCGGCGCGGTTCGCATCACCAGCCGGGAAGACCCTGACTGTGCGATGCTGCTGGCCCCGTACCGGCGTCCCGAGCTCGTCGGCCTCGTCGGGTGAGCACCATCGCCGCGGTGAACACCGCTCTGGCGGCTGTTCTGGATGACACGGGCCTTCGAGTGTACGAGTACGTCCCCGAAGACCTCAATCCGCCCGCCTTGTTTCTTGCGTTGAACTCGGTGACACGCGGGACGATGGCACGCGGGACGATGATTCTTGATTACGAGGCGGTCGTGTTCGTGTCCCGAGCGTCCGACCGGGCGGGCATGGCAAAGGTCTACGCCTACCTCGACCCGAGCAGCGTAGAGCCAAAGTCAGTATGGGCCGCGTTGGACGAGAACCGAGCTTTGGGTCGATCCGACTGCGACGCCACCGTGTCCACCGGCCGCATTCTCGGCATCGAAGAACAAGCTGCTTACGGCTACTTCGGTGTTGTGTTTGACATCCAAGTCTTGACGACCGCACAGACCCTCGGTGCGTTTGATACCGGGTACTCATCGGCATTCTCACAGTGAGGGATCATGGCTGACACCCAGCGGACGGTGAGCGAAATCCAGACGCTTCTTGCTGATAATGCGACCGGGGACATCTCTGCCCAGGATCTTCGCGACGCTCTCGAAACGTGGCGTCCTCGACACGGGCAACTGTATGTCGCGTCTGGTGATGGTGCCGCAACCGCGATAAGTGACACGACCAACTATGTGGAATGTGTCGACCAGACGTGGACCCTAGACAGCATGGGCAGCTACGAGTTCGACGAGTCGGCAGGCAACGGGCGGCTCACTTACATCGGTACCGCCGACATCATGCTGCATTGTGCGGCGACGATTTCGTTTACCAGCGCATCGAATAATCAGGTGTTGTCTTGGCGTATCGGTGTGAGCGGTACGACGATGTCTGCGAGTGAAGTGCAGGTCAAGGTGGGGACCGGTTCGGATGTGCAGTCGACCGCGATGCACTACGTGGGGCAAATGTCGGCCGGCGATTACTTGTCCCTGTTCGTTCGCAACACCTCGAGTACGGCCTCGGTGACGCTCGCTGTCGCGAATCTTCAGCTCATGTCGATGCCCACCCAAGGAGCTTGACTCGTGGCAACTCTCGCCCTCACCGATGCGTTCGTGCATGTCGCCGGGTACGACTTCACCTGCGACGCGAACGATGTCATGCTTTCAGCCGAGGCGGAGGCGCAGGACGTAACCACGTTCTGCTCTGCCGGCTGGCGCGAGCACGTCATGGGGCTGAAGTCGTCGGCCCTGTCCATGAAGGGCTATTGGCAGTCTGCCTCGTCGGCGGCTGTGGACCCGCAGGCGTTTGACTCTCTCGGCACCGCCAACGAGGTGGTCACGGTCGGTGACGTGAACACGGAAACCGAAGTTGCATACATGGGGCAGCTCGGGAAGTTCACTTACAACCACGGTGGGACTATCGGCCAGGTGTACGGCTTCTCGCTTGACTGCCAGGGCACCGATGGTGTCGGTGTCGTCCGCGGGCAGCTCGCAGCGAAGAAGCAGACGGTGAACAGCACGGGGGCGTTCGGTTCCGTCGTCAACCTCGGGGACGCCACCGGCCTCTACGTCTACTGCACCCTCCACGTGTTCTCGGCGGGAACGTCGATCACCGTCAAGGTGCAGTCCGACGACAACAGCGGTTTTACGACCCCGACCGACGTGGCGACCATCAGCGGCGGGGCCATCTCCGCGGCGGGTGGTTACTGGATGACCCGCGTTGCGGGCACCACCGACACCTACTACCGGCTGAACGCCTCGGCGGTCACCGGTTCGTTCTCAATCGCTGGCGCTATCGGCGTCCAGTAGCACCCAGGAGCAGACAGTGGCGACCTTCGCAAACACCAACGCCTACCTCTCGATCAACGGCACCGACCT